GACGCTCTTCCGATCTTTCCCCTTTCGATTAGTTGATGGTATGTTGATAAATTCCCGCCCCCGGTATGCTCTTGCTATTTACCCGCTTCCCGTTTAACTCTCGGCTGTAACCCATACTCCCAGCTCAACTGTTTACATCGGGGACATTGCTTCGGCTTTTCCCCCTCATACCGTGGCCTCGGCAACCATTCGTAATTGCAGCGTTTGCATTTTAACATTTCCATTTTATAACCCTCCTGTTTATTGTTGTTGGTATGCCCTAAACTTGAAACCACCTTTTCCCGACCCTTTGCCCGATTTTCAAATCATAGCCTATTGTAATCAGCTCGTTTAATAATTCCCGATATTCGCACTGTTTGGCCGGTACAGTATAAGCCTCGGTCAATCCGTAACTCGCGGCCCCGTGCTGCCCTATGTGTTGATAAGACATGCAACAACCCTTGTCATTATTAGCGTTTTCCTCTGGGAATAAGGCTAAGATATCGCCGCCGCTCCTGAATTTTCTAAAGATAACTTTTGTTTTCATGGTATGCCCCTTTCTTGTTGGTATGTCCTGTTATGGTATGTCCCTTGTTTGATAATAATATAATGTTACTTTAATCCATTGTCAGGTGTTATTTTCAAAAAACTTTAGCGCCCTGGTATGTGGCTGTCATTGGTATGTGAGCAAGCGTCAACTCCCGCCTGTGTCAGCGTGACATGTGAGCCGATATATCCCATTTCCATTAGCTCATATAATTTTTCTGTGCGCTGTTTGCGAGTCAAGCGGCCACAATTTCCCATTGTTCCCGTAAGGTGAATATTTTTCAAAATTCTGATATCTGCGTTAGTCATGGTATGCCCTCCTATTAAATTTGATGGTATGCCCTCGTTCCCGGTATGCCCTGACATGGTATGCGCGCCGGTATGCCGGTATGTCGGTAAGTCTTGTTTACACCTTGACGCACTTCGCAAAGTTAGGCGGAGCGTCGCCGTCGTCGCTGATTCGAATATTGGTGAACCCCTTTTCCCTTGCCCACTCCGTCGCCGCTCCGAACCTATCTTCTTGCGTCGTCAAGATATCCTCTTGCCAGAACTCCGCTCCTGGTTTGGTACCCCATAAGACTTTCATAGTTCTTCCCCTTTCTTTACATACCTCTGCTATTCACTGTAACCATGCTACAGCGCCGCCCGCTTGGTCTGAAAGGTCCTGAAATCCCAGCGCCCGCTTCCCGTCGTGACAAGATAAAAATTCATAGTTGCCCCCTTCGTGAAGCTGTTAGTCGAAACAATAGAGCGCGTAATACGGCCCGTCCTTGTCGGTCCGCCGTTCCGCCCATACAAGGTCCGTTGTCCCCGCCGGAAGTTCACACCCGATTATTGTTTCTTTATACTTTCCCAAATCCCATCGAATTTTCTGTTTACATGCTAACGTACCGCCTGGAGTAAAGATTGAATTTACGACGGCCCTGTCCGCCTGTCCTTTTGTCAAGATTTTCATACTCTCCCCTTTCCTGTTTGCAGTCCTCCGCCTATGATATCCCCTTTGGATATCCCCCTATAATACCCTCACTAAGCGCCCCTGGTATCAAGAGCGCATATCAAAGTATTACATATTAGCCTGAGCCCGTTCAATCGCATAATAAAGGGGCTCATAAAAGCAGTCTAGCGAGCCCTCGTTATAGTGACGGTTCAAACTTTCCAGTTCAGCACGTACTTCATCGGCGCTTATTTCCTGATCCCCTTTGATACCATAGTGACGCCTGATAGTGTTACGTGATTTTAAAATTGCCATGTCATTAGTTCTAAGCATAATATTTACCCCTTTCGTTAGTCGGCATTATTGCCATATATCCCCTTCATTAAGCCCGCCCTCTACTATGAGAGCGGACCGGTCAAGAGGTTATACGCAAATCAATATTTCAGTCTCAATACAGTCACAAGCGAGCCCGAACGCCGGGTGATGCGTGAAACTGCCCTCCCCTTCGGGACAGCCGATGATGACATGCGCGTCAAGCTCTTTTGCCCGGTCGTAAAATTGCTGGAAGTAATCATCAATTAATTTTATTTCCTCGTCGCTCAATCCACTGCTATCGTCATTATGCAGATAGCCCATTGCATATACTGGTATTTGTTCAGTGTAGTTTTCTAATGTCTTCATAATACTCCCCTTTCAATTTGTGCCCTTGCGAGCTGTTATTATCTTATCCTGGCGTGTATAGTCGCTACGTCAATTAAGCGTCCGTCTGGCAGTTCAAATAATTGTGAGGATGTAAAAGCACTGTACTTTTTCCCGCCTATACTTACACGCCCTTCCAGTTCATACCCGTCCTGGCGCACGTTCGTAAGTGTTCTAATCCCATATACAGCCACCTGCGCAGGTACCGGAAAACCGCTTGTCTTATCCCATAAGCTTGATGTGCATACAGCTTTATAAGATACCGGCAATTGCCATGGCCCGTATGTTACCAGTTTCCCTCTTTTCTCACCTGCTATTATATCCTTTTCCGTGATCCCCATTGCCAATAATTCGCTTTCCGTTGCCTTTAACGCTCCGCCCTTACAGTCTTCCCTGTTCCATGTTTTAGTCGTATTCATTTCCTGCCCTCCTGTTAGTTGTTATTAATCGCAGCACCCGCAGCAAGGCGCATCCTCGCACCTACCAGAGCGCCGCTTGTAGTTGCTAACACGGTAAGTAGTGCGCTTGTGACTGGCAACCGGTACAACCTCTGCTATATGGTTACTCTCAGGCTCTGTAACCGGTATTACGGCAACCATTTGCCCATCAATCATTGCAAAGTGTTTTACTGCGCCGTTACTCTGGTTTTTATCGTACAATTTCATGTTTTTTCCCTCCTATTAGTGTTAGTTATTGGTTGCCTTTTTTGCGTGCGATAAATGGCGGTAAATTGTTGTCAATCCTATACTGCGCCCTTGCTGCCCTTCCCGGCGCAAATACATCATGAATAAATTTATCGGCAATAGACACACTATTATCTATTGCTGCCCGAACTTTGTCCGCATCTGCTTGTGTCAACCCGTAATTGTTCATTTTTCCGCCCTCCCGTTAGTGTTATTTTATATGATAATAATGCAATGCACATGCCAAATAAAAAACCATAACAATATCGCAATTGTATCAATTATGCTAAACTTCTAAACTGGTCAAATCACCGTATAATTTTTATACATATAACCTAACTATATGATATTATTATAGATAGTAGGTGGTGATTTGACCATGTTATATAGTGATTTGACTACGTTCATCCGTTCCCAGCCATAACTATGCGATATTATTCACTATAGGGGGGAGAGGTCATTCCCTGGGCGACCACACCCCACGTAACCGCACATGGCCTTAGCGGGGGATTTTTTATCCCAACAGATTCTACTTTTCCCCAAGAATCAATAAAAGAATCAATTTTTATTGACATAATCAATAAACCGTGTATTATTACATTTATGGAACCGCTGAAATCAATAATATCAAAAGTTAAGCAAATAGACCTTCGTAGGGGTTCCCCTGTTGCTGCTGAGCGTATAACTGGTTGGAAATTAACAAAGATTCGTGAACGGATAATCTTGCGCGATGGTGCGGCCTGCCAGAAATGTGGCAAGATGATTGGTCGGTTAGAAGTAGATCATATTGTTCCTTTGCATTTGGGCGGCATCGAAGATTCTGATGTGAACCGCCAACTCCTATGCAGAGATTGCCACCGTGCGAAAACTGAATTTGAGGGCAAGGCTCGTAATATTCTTTATTAAAGAGGTGTAATATGGCTAAGGGTGGTTATCGTACCGGGTCGGGTCGTCCAAAGGGGGTTGTAGAAACAAAGCCACGCAGGAATAAAGTAGTTCGTCAAACCGACAATGAAAATATCAAGCGGATGCTGGCGTTAGGTCTTGAGGCCAAGACAACCCTATACCAAGAGTTCATTGATAGAGTAAAGAAGGGTGAAACGCTATCTATTGTTGAAAAAAGGATGATGGAGGGGATTGGGAAGGCGTTAGTTGATGAGCTGGATGCTAATCGGATGAAGGCCGAACCGGAAAATCTCGGCGCTGATGAATTCCTGAAGGGTGTGTGGAATAATCCGATGGTGGATATTTCCTTGAGAATTAGGGCTGCGGAAGTAGTGTTCCGTTCTACCGCTGATGCCAAGGGTAAGAAGGAAGAAAAATCTGACCGTGCTACCGTGGCTGCACAAGGTAAATTCTCGGCAGGGAAATCGCCGTTGGCATTGGTGAAGTAAATGAACTGGTCCACTGCTTGCCTTGATTGGGAGAAAAGAATCGTAGCGGGTGAAAGCCTCATGCCTTGCCCACCACTGTTTTCACAAGAAGCTGATGCTGCCTTATCCGTATTCAAGGAACTCCGCCTCGTTGATGTCATGGGTCGTCCAACGCTTAGAGAAGCGGGCCGCCAATGGCTGTTCGACTTTGTAGGCTCGATATTTGGCTCCTATGACGAAGAATCAGGCAGACGGCTTATCTCTGAATACTTTTTGTTAATTTCTAAGAAAAATTCCAAATCCAGTGGAGCCAGTGCAATTATGATGACTGCTCTTTTGAGAAATTGGCGCGAGTCTGCCGAGTTTCTTATATTGGCCCCCACCGTCGAAATTGCCACGAATTCATTTAACCCTGCTCGTGATTTTGTGAAGGCTGATGAAGAATTAAGCGATTTATTGCACGTACAAGACCATCTTCGGCAAATAACACATAGGGGGACCAAAGCAACGCTTAAAGTGATTGCAGCAGATTCAGAAACGGTTGGAGGAAAAAAAGCAACAGGAATCTTGATTGACGAGGCGTGGCTGCTAGGTAAGCGACCCAATGCAGAGAACATGCTTCGTGAGGCCTGCGGTGGGTTGGCATCTCGGCCTGAAGGGTTCGTCATTTGGCTAACGACTCAATCCGATGAGGCACCGGCAGGCATATTCAAGCAGAAATTAGACTATGCCCGTGGGGTGCGTGATGGGAAGATTAATGATAATAGCTTTTTGCCTGTGTTGTACGAATACCCTGAATCATTTCTGAAGGATAAGAAATATCTCGACCCTAAATTTTGGTTCGTGACTAACCCAAATTTAAACGCATCTGTTGATATGAAATTCTTGGAGCGGGAATTCAGCAAAGCAAATGAGGCCGGTGAGGGTAGTTTGCAGGGTTTCCTCGCCAAGCACCTCAACGTCGAAATGGGATTATCGCTCAAATCAGCTCGTTGGGCGGGTGCTGATTTCTGGGAGGATGCTGGTGGCGATGTAACTTTAGACTCTATCCTCGAACGGTGTGAGGTGGTTGAGATAGGAATTGACGGTGGCGGGTTGGACGATTTATTAGGCTTAGCGGTCTTAGGCCGGGAAATAGGTAATGGTAACTGGTTGCTCTGGATACACGCCTGGTGCCACAAGATAGCATTGGAACGTAGGAAATCCGAAGCTCCGAAGTATCGGGATTTCGAGAAAGATGGCGATTTGTCGATAATGGAGATGACCGAGGAAGGCATCAAAGAAGTTGGTGATATAGTAAGGAAGGTTGAGGCATCGGGGCTACTTGATCGGATAGGTGTTGACCCTTCTGGGATAGGATTGATTGCTGATGAGTTAGAAGCTGGTGATGAACAAGGTAACGGCAAAATAGAACACGACCGAATAGTAGGCATACCCCAAGGGTGGCGGCTAAACGGTGCTATCAAGACAATGGAGGTCAAGGTAGCTGGCAAGAGTATCATCCACGGCAACCAGAAATTGATGGCGTGGTGTGTAGGTAATGCGAGGGTTGAGGCACGTGGGAATGCTATATCAATCACCAAGCAGGCGAGTGGGACGGGGAAGATAGATCCGGTGATGGCTTCGCTGAACACGGTGGCTTTGATGGCCATGAACCCCGAGTCTAAGTGTCAGAAAACAAGGTACGCGGGGATGTCAGTTGAGCAAATATTAAATGGAGGGTTGCCAATTCCTGCCCAATCTGCCCCCTAAAAATAATTGTTGACAACCGCTACATTTTTGTGCAACAATCTCCCCAAAATGGTTTGATTGCTGACCTTAACATGTGAATGGTAACTGGATAATGCGCTAAAATGTCAATTAAATCAATTATATCGCCAATAGTTACACTGGTAGGGAGGCTGGTTGCTATCCTGAGTTTTGCCGCTTCTGCCATGTGGGATACTTTCGATATCCGCATTATTTTATTCTTCGGCGGCTTAATTATGCTCGGTTACGGGCTTTTTTTATACCTACCGTGGCTATCATATTCAATCTGCGGGGTTATCCTCATGGCTACCGGATGGCTGATGGGAGGTAAACGCTGATGTCATTCATGGACCGCCTACCCCGCCCCAAAGCAATGACCAACTACGGCCCTACTGACGACCGTTCATACTATCCGGGTGGGAATTATTACGGTGGGGATTTCCTATCCGCAGCGGGGATGCCGGTAAGCTCCGACACTGCCATGCGATTAATCACCGTCCAGAACTGTGTCCGTGTCCGTGTAGCCACTATTTCCCAACTCCCCTGCCATGTGATGGAACGCGACGGCAAAATGCGGAACAAGGCTGAAGATTTCTACCTCTACGAACTCCTCCACGACCAACCTAACTCATGGCAGACCGCATCCGAGTTCTGGGGGATGGTCGAAGCTCACCTCTGCTTACGCGGCCAAATGCTATGCTATAAATTGGGGTTAGAAGGCCGACCGGTTAAAGAGATAATCCCTATCCAGCCAGACAAAATTATCAAAATATCGCAGAACGCAGATTATTCACTTACCTACCAAATCAGGATAGGAAACGGCGAAACCAGAGAATATCCGCAATCCAAGATAGTCCATTTCCGAGGGCTAACTCTTGATGGCATTAATGGTGTCAACCCTATCGAATACGCACGGGAGACAATCGGGTTAGGCTCGGCAAGTACGAGATTCCTGTCCAGTTATTTCGGCAAAGGGTTGCACCCTGGCGCTATCCTTACTCACCCATTGAGACTCGCACCCCAAGACCACGCCAACATGCTCTCCGCCTATAAGATTAAGTACGCCGGGATGAATAACGCCCAAGACATGATGCTGGTTGACGATGGCATGAAGATCGACTTCCCCACCATCAAGCTCGTGGATGCTCAATATCTCGAACAAATGAAGATGGGTGAAGCACAAATCTGCGGCCTATTCCGAGTCCCGCTCATGTTAATCCAGAGTGGCGACAAGACCCCGACCTATGCCAGCGCGGAGCAGTTCTTCCTTAACTATTCTGTCATTGGTGTCACCCCAGATTGCAAGAATTACGAAGGAGTTATCTGGCGTGATCTACTGATCCCGGAAGAACGCAAGAAGTATTATGCGAAATTCGCGGTTGATGCTTTGCTCCGTGGTGACTTTAAAACCCGTATGGATGGATACCAGCTTGGCATTAATTGCGAGATGTTATCACCCAACGACTGCCGCGAGAAGGAAGACATGAACCCCTACGAAGGTGGGGATGAATTTAGAAGTCGCACCTCGACCATCAAGGAAAGCGACAAGGTAAAAGAAGACGACAAATCCACTGACAAGGAAGATGATGGTGATGATACTGACTCTTCCAATGGAGGTAAGTAGGCCATGAAACTCAGTTACCGTAATGATCATAATGCTAAATATATTGCAGCATCCTACAATAAACCCTTAGATAAGCCAGACTGGTACAAGATTACAAATGTATCGGAGGATGAAGCAGATATCTACATCATGGATTATATTGGCTGGCCATTCAACTCAGCGGAGGATTTTGTCAAGAATCTTGCAAGCATGACACAAAGTAAAATCACAATAAGAATCAACAGCCCAGGAGGTGACGTTTGGGATGCCCATGCCATTCATAACGCGATTAAGAGGCACAAATCCAAACCCACAACCTGTATTGAATCCCTTGCGGCTTCTGCGGCTTCCTATATCGCCGTCGCCGGCCACAAAAAGACTGCCTATAAAAATTCTATGGTTATGATCCATGAGCCGATGACCGGATTATGGGGTAATCAGTTTGACCTTCGTGAAACTGCTGATATATTAGCGGAAATATCAAATGGCATGGTTGATATGTACGCTGATAATACTAGTGTCGGCAAGCGCGAACTCAAAGAGATGATGAAGGCTGAAACGTGGATGTCTGCGAAGACGGCCAAGGAAAAGGGATTCATTGACTCAATTGTTGAGGACGGAAAAGGAGTTAAGGCCGAATTCGACTTGTCCATCTTCTCAAATCTCCCCGATGAATTCCGGGATGATTCCCAAGGTCGAGAATTAACCAGAAAAGAAACGGAACGTGCCCTGCGTAACGCGGGTGCGAGCCGAGAATATGCACGAGCTTTGGCTGCGAAACGCGCTGATGCAAGTGATGTAGAAGATCCACCTGCTGTAGTTCCACCCATAATCGTACCCCCGCAGATTATCGACAATTCGTCCTTAATTGCGGCACTTCAAAACAACATAACCCTATTAGGAGGTAACTAACCATGTCTGAAGAGATTAAGAAACTTATTGAAGATCAGGGTGCTGCCCTGTCCACCTTTATGGCGAGTAATGAGAAACGCCTGAAGGAAATCGAAGCCAAAGGCCATGCCGACCCACTGTTGGAAGATAAAGTCAAGCGTATTGCCGAGGATGTAGCCGCAGTAGCTACCATGAAGACCCAGTTGGAAGCCATTGAAGTCGCAGTAGCTAAGATGCAGGCTCCCGGTGCTAGTGATGGCAAGAAAAAAGCCGTTTACAATTCCATTGGCGAGCAGCTTTTGGATGTTGCAGCGGCAGTCAACCCCGATTTGGGAGCTTCCAAGCGTGCAGATGCAATTTCCCGGCTCGGCCAGGTTCGTGCAGATGCGGCTTCCGGTGCTAACGAACTCATACCCAGCGAGGGCGGGTTCCTTGTTGAAACCGACAAAGCCTCCATGCTGAACCTTGGCGCAATCGCAACCGGGCTTCTATCTCAGCGTTGCTTCCAGGTTCCGTGTTCCGGTGGTTCCAACAGCCTCGAACTCAACCTGATTGACGAGACTTCCCGCGCAACCGGCTCCCGGTACGGCGGAATCCAGGTCTACATGAAAGCCGAAGCGGATACCGTTACTGCAACCAAGCCGAAATTCCGCGAAGGCATATGGAAACTCAAGGACTGCATGGGAATCTTCTATGCCACTGGCGACCTCCTGAAAGACGCACCCCAGATGACTGCGGTAGTCAATCGTTGGTTCCCGGCGGAGTTCGGGTTCAAGGTGGATGACGAAATCGTGAATGGTGTTGGCGCTGGCCACCTTTCCGGCATTATCCCGGCTGCTTGTACCGTTACGCAGGCCGTCGAAACCGGCCAGAATCGTTCCACGGCAGTCAACAAAATCCTGTATGAGAACATCGTGCGGATGTACGCGCGGCTCCTCTCGTCCAGTGATTCCAACGCCGTGTGGTTCGTGAACCGTGCTCTGCTCCCCCACATCATGCTGATGACGATCACAGGTGGTACGGCCTCTACCCCGGTGTTCCTGCCGCCCGGTGGTGCTACCGGTTCTCCCTATATGACACTTCTGGGAAAACCCATCATCCCCATTGAACAGTGCCAGGCTCCGGGAACCGCAGGAGACATTATTTTTGCCGACCTGAACGAATATCTGCTGCTGACCAAGGGTGGGATTGACGCTCAGGCTTCGATTCACGTTCGGTTCCTCTACGACGAGATGACGTATCGCTGGATTTATCGGTTTGACGGTGCGCCGATTCGTAACAAGCCGCTTACCCCCTACAAGGGCGGTGCTACTGCGACTCAGGGGCCGTTCATTATCCTGGCGGCAAGCTAAGCAGATGTATTTATTAACAAAACGGGGAGGCAATCCCTCCCCACAAACCATAAGGAGGTAGTAAAATGATTAGCGAGAAATACAAAGTCATTCCGGTGGCTAAGGCAATCGACCTTTCCAGCACCGTGTACACCGACTCCATCTACTGCAAGGATTTGGTGAATAAAGTTTGTTTCGTGTTCATGCTCAATACCCTCGGCGGTGCGTCGTCTGTATTGACTGTTTGTTCCGGTGCTTCCGATGCAGCCTGCACTTCCGATATCAGGTTCAATTATGCTTTCGGCGGTGCGGCAATGGGTACGGCAACGGCTGGTTCGGCCACATCCTGCGATGTTCTTGCGGCATGGACGAGCGCGGCTACCCTTACCCTCACTTACGGAACCTACAGCGATTTCATGCTGGTTGTGGAAGTGGACATTGCCGATATGGATTCCGCCAATGATGAGGACTGGTTGACCTGTAAATTCACCACTACATCCAGTGTTACGGGTACGGTGAACGGCGTAGCGATTGCTGATTATCGTTATCCGGGCCAGGGTTCCGCTACGGTGTTGGCTGCTTAACCATCAACCTAACCGGGTAGGGTGAGGTAATACTTGCCCTACCCATAATTACAGGGGGAACCGCTCCCTATACACAAACCCTAACCGGTACGGAGGAGGACAATATCATGGGAGTAACTAATTTAAGTTCCGAGTGGGTAAGCGGCAATTTGGTATTCTTTGAAACAGGCGTAGGGCAGTCGGCAACCGGGGATGTCTTAACCCTCGGCACCGCGGCAGTCAAAGTCGGCGGCACATCCCAGGACATCGACTTCCAGTTCTACGCTACCGGGTCTAAGTCGTTCATCATCGACGCGGGCGCGGGAACATGTACCTTAACCGGTGTAGATATCAATGTAACCCATGCTTCTATCGGTGTCACTGCTGGCCGCGCTATCAAGGTATCCACCTCACAGGCCAACGCCGCAATGGAAGATGGATACGGTGTTGTTGAAATCGATCACACCATTACCGGGACGGCAGGAGCTTC